CTTTTTTGTTACTAGAGGACGTTGCTCGTCTGCTGGTCTCTTGCGCTATTCCTTGGTTTCTGGACTCAGGTGTCGCGGTCATGAACCAGGGAGCTTAGAAGAACAAAGCTGCGGACCAGGTGTTTGGGCAGATCCACGTTGGACTCTATTCCTAGCTGTAAACCGTCTCTCAGTTTCTCTAGTTCTGGCCTAATAGACGTTGGCCACCCCCGAATGTCTCTTGTCCATTCGATAATTCTGTCCACATCAGTTGTTATCTCCCCACTCAACGACCAGTATGCCAGTCTTATTCGTAACTCTTTCTCGGATTCAGAGAGAGTAGTGCTACCGGTGTATTCAGCTATTCTGTGCGTTAGCTCTGAAGTCGTAGCCTTGTAGAGACCCATAGGCGATGACCCTCCTCCCATGATGAGCTCTTGGGACAATCCAATACGAGGCATCCATATCCGATCATCTTGTTCGTGGAACGCGCAGTACGATGCTCCTGCGTTCTGTATGTCAGCTAGTGTTCCTGCTATCCGTACATACGTCGGGATACCTGTTGCAGCAAACTGTTGCCTGATTGTCAGCCTAGTGCGTGTATCTACACCTTCGATATCAACGAGAACAAGGTCGTATAATCCCTCTACACATTCGTCCAATAGACACTTTAACACGTCCGGGCTAGTAACATCTCCCCCCATCATCCACGAAATCGGGTGCAAGGAGAAATGAGGATGTCCTACAGGAGGAATGTAAGATACGGACTCCTGACCTAAAGATTCCAGTTCTACCGCGAGATCAACTCCGGTTACGTTGGCGTCCTCTCGGATCACTCGCAGTATTCCCCCGGCTCCTATACCTATAATCAAGACGTTGCCTTGCTTGGGTGTCAACCCCCATACTGGCCCCCAGCGTAAGTGGGCATCCGATAGATCCATCCAGAGTCTTAACTGATAAGAATATAAGGCGTCGGTGAGTACGTATGAGGGATAGGATAATTCATACTCCTGTAGAGCGTCAGTTCCGAGACAGCTGACACAATTCCCTGCTATCATCGTGTGTACACTTTTTGGGGGAGATCTGCGATACACCACACTAGGTACTATGGATGATCTGTAGCCTCGAATCTTCTTTTGAGGGGATGTATCCTCGACTCGGAATTCGCTCGTGAGCTTGGACTGGTGAATGAATGTAAGGACGTGTTCCACTGACTGATACTCCTCCTCTGGTCTAGTCAGTGAGGTTAGTGCCCGTAGCAGTATTTTCGCACTCAGAACGTCCCGTGAACTATGTTGCCTATAGAGAGAGCAAGCTATCCAATATGAGAGTGTGCTGACCAGTGTACTACTGAGAGAACTCAAGCCCATCGTGAATACACCAGGCAGAGGATGTTCTGCATGGGCTCCTAATGTGCTTGCGGCATTGATTATCTGAAGAACCCACCACTTTATACACGTCTCCCGACTCCTCCCTCCTATGACCGGTCGCCCAAAGTCCATTGGGATATCCTGACACTCCTGGATGGTGCTTAAGACCGACGGCACTAGGAGAAGAGCAGACTCAGCGACAAGGGATACGAAATGATTCCTAACTATTAGATCCTTATGCAGAGATCGTACAAATCGCCCTGACATGTGAAGGATGCACGCATCTCTCAGGCCTAATAGATAGTCTGAGTAAGGGATAATTGTGCACTCTGGAATATCGATAACCCTCGAGGAGCGAACTTCGCTACGGACGTATGTACCGGTTCTTATACGTTTCATTCGACCTGTAAGAACATCAAGGAAAATGGAGGTGATGGACTCTCTGAGGAGAAGATGGCAGGTCGGGAGGGAAGAGAGCAGAGTAGGAAAGTTTCGTGCGGACTTAGGGTATCGGCTTGATACTCTGATCTCTTCACTGGTTGAATAGAATAATCGGGGACTCGGCCGCAGTACGGTAGTCATTGGGCGAGTCAAGTCTACAAGATGGTCCTGAACGGTGGGGACACACTCGATTTCTGGGATCGTGAGGATGCATCCAAACGGAGAATCAATCTCTAAAGGGGCCAGGTACCAACATGACAAAGAGCTCAATGTCAGATATATTTCCTGGTACGACACAGGCCGATCTATTGTTCCGAGGCTTCGACTATGGTTTGATGATACCGTCAGGTGAGATGCCCAGGTGCTCGTAGAACTTATGTAAGACCCCATAGGTGCATCGGATGTACTATACCGGTGTGCTTCAGTTCCTCCTACTTGTTCTTTCGTGAATATATCTAGTTCCTCAATATCGTATTGGCATCTGGACTGAGCTATTGTCGTCAAGAAAGTGTAACAGCGAGATCCGGGGGTCGTTAGAAGCTTTCTTATCTGGAGGAGCTTCATCGCGTCTTTCTGAGGCGGGCTCGAATCCACGGGACGAACCCATTTTGCCACTGATTTCTCAGAAGTAAGACTTCCTATGTAGGGGTTTGTAGGACCTCTGTCGTTTCTTGATGATGTTGTATCACCCTGGAGACACATCACTGAGACTATAGGTAGTCCCATCTTCTCAGCAGTCAACGCGTCATCTACGTTATAGGGCAGCACTAGGATTCTCCCGAGGTCTAGAGGGTGGATGTTTGTGACTCCCTCCATAATCCCGGCGCCCCATCTATCTCTCAGTTTCAGTGAAAGGTTGTACATCTGGAGAGGGCCGCTGAACTTATGGAGCGGAGGTGTCTTGATCTTGTAAGCTAAGGCTAAGTTGTCATAGGTCTGACGCATGTACTCCCGATCATACATCAAACAGCGTGTGGTCAGGTCCTCATCCTCTGCCCTCCGGGCAATCTTATAGAGAGTCGATGTATTCGTGAACCTCTTGCTAAATGTATCGCATGTTCCGAACAGCGAACTCTTGTAGACGTCATGTACTATTTTCGGATAGAGAGGCTTAGAAGACAGGAGATCTTCCATGAATGCTGATCTCGATCGGTCGTTGTAGATTAGCAGCGACTTTATATCCGAGTTCCTCGCGACCCTCAGTAGGGGCCCTTTCATCCTAGAAGCCATCCGGGAGGTAGCAGGGGCAATCCTCCGAATAGGAACCGAATAGGGGTCGAGGATCAGTCCTTCTTTATCTACTTTCGAGTCTACTTCAAGGATGAGCCCTCGCTCGAGAACTTCAAGATACGCTGAGATAATAGGTAAGGTATGAAAGGCTCGAAGTGAGCAAAGAGAAGAAGCCAATGGGTCCTGGTGTCCTCGATAGAGATATTCAGCTAGAGTGCCTACAGGTAACCCTCCTAAGTTCGACGGGACCAGGGTGAGCAGGATATCCCATTGCTTCGTACCTAAATCGTCTAGTATCTTTCCACTCGAGTCATGCAAGGAGTCTCCATGCAGATATGAGACCCGAAATTCCCGTCGGATCAACCAGTTCTCAACTAGTTTTGTAAAAAAGAACAGAGGCAACGTGTATCCGGAGCGGTCTGTAGTTGCGGACCCGGTCGCCGAGATTTTTGAGAACACTTGGAACATACTCGGTACATCAGAAGTAGTAGAAGGGAACATTCTGGCTACTGACTTACACGTGGTCTCAAGGACTCGACCTTTGTACCATAACTCCTTCCCATAAGATGTAAACGATGTCCCGGCGGTACACTCTTCAGGCTTCAACTCATGTCCAACTGCCGCTGCAAATTCCGAGCAGGAGCGAGACACTGATTTGTACAACTCCCTAACTCGATCTGCGAACTCAAGATCTGACTCTCCCGGGTTTCTGTTACACTCTATGAACAGAACCTGGTTGTCACCTTGACCTACTATATTATATCTTAAGCCTAGTGGCCAGATTGCTGCCTGGATGATGCAAATAGTAGCCAGAGTCCAACCCTTCTGGAATATCCCTTCCATTCCGGTAGGGTGACCGTTCCAGATCCCGGGCTGATCGGGTATGTGTCCTCCTGTCCTTTTGGTTAATTTAGGTGTAAACGAGGAGTGTCTTAGGACTACCATACACGTCTCGTAGAATTCATGGACCACATCGTATAAACGATTAGTCCCGAAGATCTGATCAAACCGCCTTCCCAGTGGGTTCATTGTTCGCTGTTCGAACTTAAGATTCCATCTCGAGAAGTCAAGCTCGATCATGAGGGTTTTCTTCTTTTGACTGTCTCCAGACCCTGTAAGTTTGAGGAATCTCTGTAGCAATTGGGTCTTAGAATCAGTCATCGACTGTTCCGGGATGTAAGAGAAAATCCCTTCTGCTAGGTTCTGTTCGGTCAGTACAAAGAAGGATCTCATCTCAAGCACCATCATCGAGAATGTGCGTGGTTCGAGTTTCATCTCTCGTTCCTTGGGGCACACTGTCACAATACGCCAATCAAACGGAATATCTCTAGCAGAGATCCGATCGCATATAGCTCTCATGTCTAAAGAAGTTCTTGATAGAAGCTCCTCAAGAACCCGAGTGCTAGTAGTGGCCTTGACCGGGTTGAAAGGAAGACGGCCTTTCCACGAATTGTCTATCTCCGATCGCTTGTATGAGATAGCTGTGTCTGATATGAGGGACAGTATGTCCTTCCCGTAATCGAATTCGAGATGCGGAGCAAACGTAACGTAGTCCCAATCTGAGGCGTCATACAGCCCGAGACCGAGGGGGAGAGAAGGATGATTGCTGTCGTGCAACTCCTGCAGTTTACTTCGTTTCCCCTCAGGAAGGTTAAATATGAGAGGAGGCCATCTAGCTTTTTTCCTGATATACCCTCGGGTATAGGTATGACAGAAGCTCCACTCCAACTGTTTTACGGCCGATGGAGAGATAGTCCTATTCGCTTGAGCTAGGGCCTTAGAGGATTCACACCCTCGGACTGGATCTATGTAAGGATGTCCCAGTAACTTAAGAAAGGAGAACACTTCCCCTAACTCGTCTGGATTGTTGATTGATCGTATCAACTCCCAGAGGGAATCAATACCCTCTTCTTTCTTTAGGTTAGTGGACCGATACCATGAACGTGCTTTACCTCGATACTTCCTTATCATGTTGACGATCTGAAGTGTTGGGTCTAACACTTCCTCACTAAGTTGGATAAGCCGTAACTTGACTAGCCCTTCTAATCCTTTTATCGTCTCGTAACCTTCTTCACCCATGATTTTCAAGAGATTCATACCCCATCGGGTAAACTCGAGCAAGTGGGGACATAAGCTGCCCTTTTCTGGGGTTGAGTGGAAGTACAAATGCAAGAGCCAGTGACTCATGGCAGCGTCCTTAATCATGAGGAGGGCGTCGTGTGAGAAGATCACCCATCGAGGCCCGATTTGCACTACGGTCACTTGCCGGTTCGTGTAATACCCTGGGCCTTGTACCCAGTTAGAATATCTACATTTCCGGGTGGTCAATGAGACAATATGATCCCAGTAGGCAGCTGTGAGATAAGATGTCAAAACACAGTCACTATCTAGAGGATCCTTCACCGGAGATGGAAGAGGTGGGAGAGACTGGTCGTCGTTCCCCGGTGAGATGAGACCTTCTTGGAGAGATCTTTGGATCTCCTTTATCGACTGCACACTTGGACTCAAGGCATCTCGTGCATCCTGCTGAGAGAGACCAGGAGGGATGAGTGCCAGTGCATCTCCTGTCAAGCGTGCAGTATGAGGGACTAGGTCGACAAGGATCTCCTTTGCTCCATCTACTGCTAGAAAACTTCGTCCAAGTTTCTCTGCCAATGTGAGACGGCTCTTGCTTCCGCGGCTCCGATAGGCAGTTCTCGGCTCATCAAGAGTCGGTTGTTGAAGAAGTGAGAGTAAGAAGGGAGAGTAGAGATGATCCGTGAGGGGAGAAGAAAGCGTTGTTTCAGCAATAGAAGGCATAGTACTGTAAGTAAATTGAGATATTGTTTTCTCATTTTTACTTACTAGAGTTCCACTGCAGCAGCCCGTGTCTTATGATAGTATGGTACATTACAAATGTCGCCTCACCCAAGCAAATCTTGGCTCTCTGACCGTTACCTCGCTGACCTGGGACGAAGATTTAGGAATAGGAGGGGCCGGGCTACGCATCAGTGTATTATCCCCCATGGCAAGGCGGATACCTTGTTCTACAACCTGAGACGAGGTCGCACTAGTGAATGACTGCTTAACATTGAGGATTCTCTTCTCGAGGGGTGAGCATGTAGATACCTCTATTCGCTGAACGAAGACAGGCAAATGGGGTGTGATACTAATCATCTCATAAACCTTGCCTGGACAAGGCAACCCATACTCGTCAACGCTGAACGGAACAAATTTAACCATCGGGACAACTAGGGTCGAGTCACCCCAGATCAGGGTAATCATTCTGTACAGGGCTTCTGTTGCGTCCTGGCTCAGAGCTAACCCTCTTAACGGATACTGCCCCACGCACAAAGCTAGCTGTAGATCCCGAGCTAGATCCGGCGACAGCAGTTGAGTCAGTTGCACAACGGCCACCCATGTCGGTCTCTCCACCTCTACAGTATTTATCGTAACTTCAGGGAGGTCGGATCCTACATACAATTGTCCGAAGTCTTCAGGAGTCCGACGGGCCTTCCCAGAAGGAGGTTCGGTAGGGCTAGAGAGATGACTACATGACGCTAAGGGCTGAGTGACTCTCAGAGGACTTTCAGTGGAGGAAGTTCCAGGAGGACCAGAACTCTTCGAGTAGGACTCGGTGGACATATTTCCCCTCGTAAGCCGAGCCGTTCGCGTTTGAATAGACCCCATAACTAGTTTCTCGATTCGGGTTGAGGATCACAATGCTTATCTGCCGGTCGTTATCGGTTATAGCTTTGTACCAGCCAATGCTGAGATATATGAGTCTTTTCTCGTTTTTACTTACTACCGTAATAAAGAAAATCACCTAAATTCGATTTTCATGGATCAAGTGGTCTTTCTTGGCTCGGTTGTGGTAAGTAATCGTTCAAGCAACTGAGATTGACGTTCGAGGAGAGCAGCTTGCTGTTGGGAGGCTTGAAGCAGAGACGCGAGTTGTGTTTCTACATTATTCAACCGAGCTTCAACAGACCCTGTAGACATCGTACTCCGGATGGATCCAACTTCTGATGGAGGTCGACTAGTTCTCCCGATTATCCCGCCGACTGTAGGACGACCGGAGGAGGATCGACGGGACGCGTTCCATTGAGAATAGGTCTGCATTACGATAGCATACAAATTGCACATGATATTAGAGATTGTTTTCTCGTTTTTACTTACTAGAGACCTTAGACGTGATTTCATATAAAAGGGAAGAAAGGCGGTTCAACTAATAACGGTAAACAGGTAAAGAGTTGATATACTGGAGCGTCCAATCTTTACGCGGGATTGCTTTGGTCATAGGCTGAAGAGACAACCCTTTGTCCTTCAGTAATCTATTGAGAGTCCGAACCTGAATAGTCTTGTTTGGCGAGTACGTCGGCAGTTCTGTTACTCCTCCGAACGTTGCGGTTGTGGTAGTAGCTTGTTTTGCAGCAACTGTCGTGCTCGCTCCAGGGGTACTCTGGACCGGAGGCTTAGAATAACTTGGCGGTAGCTGGACGCTCACTGGTCTCGACCCACTTAAGTTCATTTTCTTCTCTAGTATGGTCAGCCGTGTCTCGATGCGAGTAAGGAGATCATGGGTACTCCTCATCTGGGCTTCAGTATACTTTCTTACCTCGTCGAATTGCTTCTCAGTGTATGTCCGGAACATGTTGAGTTCCGTTCTGACCGATCCTGCATCTGAAGGACGTTCTTCTTGAGGAACAGGGTCCTCATACAGGCTACCAACCTCGAGTAACTCATCTCCTGCATCTAAGTCGATTAACGATTGATGATCAGACGGACGAACTGTACCAACCCACTCTCTTACACTATCCGGATTATGAGCTATCTTAGCTGAGGCTGAAACCCTTCGGACCGACTTCTTCTCAGGAGGTACCCTAGCTGCCTGCAAAGAAACAGCTATCTCGTCTACAGGCGGCAGGATACTAGTGCTTTTCATACCTTCCTCAAACAAGGCCGACTCATCCTCGACTCTGCCTCCTGTGACAGGCGGTACTGCTTCCGGCATCGTAGGCTTACTCAGCGGTTTTGTGGATACCTCTACATTCATGGCCGATTGCAGCTCGGACAAGACCTTAGCTGGATCCTGAACAGTCTGAGCAGTTGCTTTCTCCATGATGCATTAGTCGGTAAGAGATTGTATAGTGTTATATTTTCTCATTTTTAATTAATCGAAGTAGACGGTATCTATCTTCGCAGTGATCATTACAG